TTGTCCGAAATAAATTGTTTGTCCGTCCGCTGGTGCTGAAGTCAAAGCTTGAACGGACAAAGTGAATCCAAGTGTCGCAATGTTACCAGATCCGAGAATCGAACCGCCGTTGATTGTTTTGATATTCGTTCCACTGACAAGCGTATCTTGAACAACCAGATCGCCAGATCCAAGAAGTGAATTCGAATTGATTGATTTGATATTCGTTCCAGAAACAAGCTTGTCTTGAAGCAACAAGTCACCAGATCCCAAAATCGAACCTGAATTGATCGTCTTGATATTTGTCCCTGAAACAAGTGTGTCTTGAACCGATAGGTTTCCAGATCCAAGAATCGAATTCGTGTTGATCGTCTTAATGTTTGTTCCACTGATCAAAGTATCTTGAACGGCAATGTTTCCAGATCCGACAATCGAATTCGAATTGATCGTTTTAATGTTTGATCCGCTGACAAGCGCGTCTTGTTTTCCGTTGAAGCTTGACCAGTCCGAAGACGAAATGAATCCGTCTTGAGATCCGTTAGCTTGTTGAACTTCGATCGAAGTTCCAGATCCGACAACCGCGTTCGTTCCGTTTGAAATCGTTAAGATATTTGAAACCGCTTCAGTCAAGTCACCAGTTGTCACACCGCCACCGCCACCGCCGTTTGCAAGTTCGTCAAGCTGAAATTGAATGTTTCCGCGACATTGCTTCAAATAACTTAATTCGTCTATTGTCGGATATAAGTCGTAAGGGATTGCCATTGTTTCAATTCTTTATGTATCAAACAAAGTTAATCATTTAAGCAACTTCACGAAGTCTCTGTGAAAAGTCCATAAATAATAACGAAGGCAATCAAGAAGGTGTGTGATCGTTTTGTCTTTCGATTTGTCAATGTCACCAGTTTCGTCAGTTTGCACCATTTGAAGATCATTGATCAGCCATTGACACGATCCGTCGATCTGAAAGTCATTGTGTCTTTCAAGAAGCGAATTCAGTAAAACGCGCGAATTGCGAATTGACGGATTGAATGACGGAACACGAAACGCGGTTTTCGGAATGTCAAGTTCCTTCATTATGATCTGGTAGTAATTCGATGAACCTTGCGAAATCGCGCTTCGGTTTGATCCTGAAGCGTCACCAGTCACCAAAAAGTAATTGTTTCCAAAAGTTGTTTTGATCACTTCGCAAAGCTTGAAAATGTCGGAGTTCCGCAACCTGAATTCTTTCAATATTCGGATTTTTCCCCTGAAGCTTTGACCAGCGACACAAGTAATCGGATCGACATTGAAGTCGAATGAAAGAATGATCGGTTCGTTCCGTTCAATTTGCAAATTGTTTTGAATCGTTTTGTTTCGATTGAAAGCATAAGCGAAAGGTCTTTCGACATCGATAATGTCCCAGTTTCCATTGACGAAGATTTGTTTTGTCACTTCGTCCAAGTTTTCAAGTCCGTCAAGGTATGTTTGTGGAAGCGACGGATTGTCGCGCATCAAAGATTGTAAGTAGAAATAATCTGGTTGAAGTTCGCCTTTTACAAAAGGATTGTGAAACATTTCTTTCGTCCAATTCTGTGACGGATTGCAAGTGATCAAGATCAACGGCAAAGGTTGCGTCGATAGTTGTGGAATGATATTCCGACCAGCGCGAAGTTTGCATTTTTCAAAAGTCTTTTGCTGGATTTCTTGCGCTTCTTCGATCAGAAAGAAGTTCGCTTCGATTCCGTCAAAGCGCGTCAGGTTCTTATCTTGAACGAAGTTTTCAGGAAAAAAAGTCAACGAAGATCCGTTCTTGAACTTTACAACTTGATCAGTCTGGTTGTAACTTTTAATGAATGACTTCGGACAAAGCTTGTAAAAAGACGGAATCGTTGTCCGCTTCAGTGTCGGCAAAGATTCGCGGATCACAAACGATTTCGATCCAGGAAAGACACGCGCCAACAAAAGCAATGTCGCAAGTGACACGAAAGATTTTCCGCCACCAGCAGAACCGCCAAACATCAAATACTTGTGACGATTGGAAAAAACCGCTTCAATGAATTCTTTTTGTTTCTGGTGAGGTTCGAATAATACCTTTTGATTCAGCATTAAAACAGATCAACAATGAACTTGAAAACAGAAACCAGTCCGACAATATAAATTAAAACATTGATCGAGTTGAAGACGATCTTGAAAATCGTTGTCTTCTTTTTTTTCTTCTTGAATGTTTCAAAATCCAAATGATTCAAATCATATTTCTTTGAAGCTGACTTGAATTCTGGTTCTTCTTTTGGTTCTGGTTGTCTTTCGTGTTTCATTTAAAGTTGATTGTCGTATCGCCTATTTTAAAGACTTGTTCGTCACCTTCGAATTCAATATTGATTTCGTCGTTCCAGTTCTTCGGATCACAATTCTTCAGCGCGAAAATAATTGCAGTCGGATTCGGTGCAATATATCGCTTCTTTGTTTTGATCCGTTTTCCGATCAGATTTCCGCGCTTGTCGAACATTTCTTCTGTTTCAGTTTCTGTTGTGTGAAAACCTTGAATCAACAATTCGATTCCGTTCACCGCTTTTTCACGAAGCAAATCTTTTCGGCAACCAGTGCTGAAATCCTTTGCTTTTTTATATCTGTCAGAAAATTGTGAATTGTTATTGCACCAGTTTACGAGCGTTCTGTAAGTGATACCAAATGAATCACAAATCGATTCGATCGTCTGATTGTGTGCTTCATATTGTTCGCAGATCGCTTTGACAATCTTCGCTTTGTCGTGTTCGTCGCGCTTGAACGAAGACTTCGTTTCACTTTTGTTTGTTTTCTTATTCATTTAGTATTTTAACCTGAAACGGATTGTTCAAATAATTTTGAAACGCAAACGGATTCGGATGAACCGAATGATCGAATGAATTCCAGTGTGAGCAAAATTTCAACCAAATATCGTTAAACTTTTCGATTACGGAAAGTTCTTCGGATTCGTTGACAAAGTTGTTTGAATAGATTCTTGATTCGAAAGCCATAGTGACGGAATAAAATTCAAGTGATATTCGCGCAGATTCGCGCTCTTTTATTCTATTGTGTTTCATCTAAATCGTCAAAGTTCAAAAGAAAGTGAAGTAATTTGATCGCATCGTCGAAGTCTTTTCTTGCGAATTCAACTTCATTGAATCGATAATGAAATTCAGTCAGTCCGATTGAATCGTCTTCAACCAGATCTTTTTGCATCTGATCAAAAATCGAATTCAAAGTTGAATTGATTTCTTTCATTGTTTTGCTTAACTCGTTCATTTTTCAACTGAATTAAATGATTTTCGATTGCTTTTCTGGTTTCTTTCATTGCGTTTTCGCGCTGGATCATTGATTCGATCCAGCTTTCAAGTTCTTCAATGTCGTCTGTCGAATAATAACCTTTTGAAGTTGCGATCAAACCAGGAATCAAATTGTTGACGCGGATGAACTGAATGACTTTTCTCACGCGCGAATCTTTTATTTCGATTCCGTGTTTCAATTTCAAACCTTCAATGATCTGGTTGTTTGTTACGATATTTTTGATTCCAGGTTTTGTTTTGAATCGATCGACTACGATTGAAACGATCTTGTGTTCGTTTTCATTCAATTCGATCGTTTGGTTTTCGAATCCGTTAATCATTTTTTTTGTCTTTGTAATTAAGTGCAATAATAAGAAGAATTGAAATGAAGCTTAAAAACATATAAAGAACGAAGAATTTCATTTTGCTTTTCTTTTTTCGTTTCGAATTTCTGTAAAAAGATTTTCTTTTTGATCCACATAATTTTGTTTTGTTTCTTTCAATGAATCAATTTGTCGCTGGAATGTTCCGATCATTTCAATCAGGTTTTTCAACTGAATGTCGATCATATTTATTTTCGTATTCACTTGGTTGATCCGTTCTTCTAAACTTTTCATTTGATCGTGTTTTTATCAATGTTTGAAAGAATCGATCTGAATTTCATTCTTTTTGAATATTCCTTTGCTCTGAATAGCAACCAGTCGATCGCTTGTGAAGTTCCAGTGATCTTGTTGATCGCGACGAATATCGAAACACAAAGCGAAATGATCATTGAAAACAAGATCATCATTGAAAAGATCGGAATTGCGAAGATCATTCCAAACATTGTTTTTGTTGTCAGTTTTTTCATTTTTTAGTTTTTTAAATGTAGTGATTTAATTTTTTCTTCGACTAATTGAACAAAATCAATGTTTTTGTTTTTGCAAGTTTCAAAGATCTTGAAAACTGAAATCTTGTGACAAAGCAAAATGATTTCGTCTTTCATTGCTTCTTCGATTCCGTGTTGTTCGATCCGATCGCGAATGTTTCGAATTTTCCTGGTTTCTTCGATCGAGAAATGAAGCGATTTTCTTTTTGTATGTTGATCGATTTCTTCAACCGCTTGTTTGTAGATCTTTTGTTTTTGATCTGGATCGAGTTGAAAGATCTTCAGTTCTTCGACGATTGAATTGTAAATGACGGAAAAAGGAATGATTCCGAAGGTTATTTCACCAGTCTTCAGATAATAGTTGTAAGGTTGAATGATCGAGTTTTGCAGAAACCTGGTTTTTCTTTCGATCAGTTCTTCAGGTGTCAATTCGTTTTTTTGGTTCATTTCTTCTTGTTCTTTTAGTTTTAAGAATTCTGAAATCACACTTTGTCTTTGTTTGCGATACGCTGACATTACTTGTGAAAGATACATTGCGCTGAAGTTCTGGAAGTGATTCATTTCGCAGTCAAGTTCGTTTTTCAAAAGCAAATGAAACGCGATCCGTATGTCTTCGACTGAATATTGTTTCAGATCTTTTTGAATGTAGTTGATCAAAACGGATTTCTGGATTTCGTTCGGAATGTTTTCAGCTTTCAATCCGATCAAAGTAAAAACATATCGAAGAACTTGCTTGATTGGTTCGTCGTTTTCAATGTTTCGAATTTTCTTGCTTTGATCCAGATATGCGCGGACAATTTCGCAACCTTCAGAATTTACGAAGGGAAGCTTCAAAATCAGGTTTTGATCGACCTGGTTGTTTGTTGTTGTCAGATTTGTCATTTTTTGCTCTTTTTAGCCAGTTTAACGCAGTTAAATGAACCGAAACATACTTTGCCCCCAAAGACTTGAAATTTTCCATTGCAGACAAGATTTCGGTTGTTTTGTCAAAACCGAAGTTTTGTTCAAGTTCTTCGCATTGTTCCAGTGTAAGTTGTTTTTTCAATTTTGAAACGGACGGACAATTGAAGGTGACGAATTCAGCAATCGGATGAAACCAGTCGTTTTCTTTATTTATAAATGATTTATCATTTATAATTGAAGATGAAGATGAAGATGAAAGGGTTTGTTTTTGGTTAACCTTTTGCTTAACCAAATTTTTGACTTTTGGTTTAAGGTTTGGATTACCTCCAAGTGATCCGCAATCGCGTCGTAATTGTTTAAGTCTTTCATCTTCAACCATTCTCTTTGAATAATAGACACCGCGATCGTCCATTCGAATGATTCCGAAACCGATCAATTCTGACCATACTTTTTTGAAGGTTTTTTGATCGGAATTCGTGAATTGTGCGATCGATTTTTCGTTCAAAGGCGTTCCGTTTACAATCAAAAAACCTGGTTCATTTGATAGGTGCATATAGCAAAGAAGATCGATCCAGATTCCGCGCGTTTCAGGTGCGCAGATCCGAAGCGAAGGATCAGTCAACCAGTCCATTGCGTAGAACTGGAATGACGGCGCTTTGTTCCTGGAATTGCGTTTTTGTTTATCGTTTTGGTTCATTTTTGGTTAACCTAATTTTGTTATTTTGGTTGACTTTTGGTTTACATTTTGCTTAAACAAGAAGCGCGTTTTTTTCTTCGACTTCGATCAATTCAATCAATTTGAACCAGCGCTTTTCTTTCGTCTTCTTGCGACCAGTGATAATGTTTGAAATGAAAGTCAAGCTGAATTCTGGATGAACCTTCGTGAAGCTTCTTATTGATCTGTAATGAGTAACGACGAACAAACGGATCTTTTCGCGCTCTTTGTCAGTGATCAAATATTGCGGAACGAAACCAGGCGCAAGTTGATCGATCTTTGATTTGATCAGATTTTCGAATTCATTTTTCTTTTGATCAGACATTCGATTGTTAATGTATGCGATCATCTGGTTTGAATTCAAGCCAGACGCGTCAATGAATGATTTGATTGTTCCAAATTTTGTTTTGATTTCTTGTTTCATTTGTTTCAGTTTTAATTGTTTTTTTTGATTTCAGGTTTTTTGATTTTGTAAATTTCATTGATCACGCAATTCCAGAAAGATTCAGCAAGTGGATCTGAATATTCAATGACCAGTTCACAACTGATCACGGCGCTGACTTTAGACAACCAGACGATTTCGTGATACATTAGTTCGTTCAATTCATTTTCGCCTTCAAGATATTCGAAGCGATCGAGCGCTTCAGCTAAATGACGATTGAATAATTCTTGCGCGACTTTTATTTCTTCAGGTGAATTCATTTTTTTTTGTCTTTTTTGGTTGTATCATTACAAGCGAACCATTGTTTCAGGTTCACTTGCAATGATACAAATAAATTTATTTGAATTTTATTTTTATTCGTTTTCGTCGAACTTCAAGATCATTGGTTCAACTTCAATCGTCTTTTCCTGAATCAATTCAATCTGGCTTTCGATTTCAAGTCTTCTTTTGCGAAGCGCGTCAATGAATTCAGTGTTCTTTTGAAGATCCTTGTTTGAATTATAAATGTCTTTCAATCCGTCAATCGAAGTCTGTGAAAAGATCACGGACAAAGTGTCGATTGTAACTTCAGAATAAAAGTCAGACGGAATTGTTTTTGTTTCTGGTTCGACCTTTTGTTTCGGTTTGCGTCCGCGCTTGTTCGGATCTGTTGGGTGTGTGTCCAACAATCCAGGTTCAACCGCTTGTTTTTTTTCTTCAACTGGTTGTTTCGGTTCAACTGGAACATTGATCATTTGAATTTCAGAATCAATTTCGTCGGCGGTGTACGGCATCCCACCAAGTTCGTCAGAGAAACACAACCTGAAACCTTGTGCGATCGCGACCTTTTTGAT